GAAAGTACATAGACCATACGGTTGTCGTAGTCAGTTCAGGATTTGCACGATTTATATTACGCGCAGGTTTGGCGATCATTAGGACCGAAAGACCTGTGTACATAAAACGAGCTTAGTATACCTAAGTTGATCTAAATCATTGTAAAACATCAACTTCAACTACAACTACTTATTGTCAATTCGACAAACAAAAATGCTTGCACAAATCACTGCTACGACCGAGGATCTCCGATCCATTGATTACACTGATGCCAAGGTGACCAATCTGTATATGGTCAACATCGGCGACTGTGATGTGGCCATCAACGAACCTGTAACTTTTCAGGAATTACGAAAACACATTCTTCAGACTATCTACACCCCTGACCTTTTCGAGGGTAAGTTTGAAATCTCCGATTCACCCAAAGGTGAACACTGGTACCCAATCGAGCTCGTCGGGGTTGTGGACGGGACCGAACCGGAAGAGGTCGAAAAGTACGACGGTCTGTGTATGAAACTGTTTACGTACAACAAGAATGCAAATGACGTTATGAATGACGTTTTCAAGGCGCTGCCCATGAACCATCTTTATTCGTGCAGCATTAATATCACGCTCAAAGATGGTCGAAAAGTGGTGATCAACCACAAGTTCCCTAATACTCAGAGAACGTGTGGTTGGAAACCCGAGTTTATTGATTTTGCGAGGAAGTTTGTCATGGCTTAGTACCCCCACTTCACATCGTCGGGGGTAGCTTGAGGGTGATGCCTCGAGAGGAAGTTTTTCTCACCATGGTCGCTGTGTCCAATGAGACTACCTTGAGACCGGTCAATGAGCATGTGTTTACGCAAATCCTTATAGTACACCCTAGCCCCCTTTTCAATAATATCTTCATGTTTCATATCAACGTGATTGTCCATTGGATAGAAATATTTGTTATATTTACGCATATTATCAACATTTATGAGATAACACTTCGTACTCGATATCCATTTAACCTTCTCTAGAGTTCCTTCAGTTTTATCTGGGAGTCTTGAGAGACAGTGGAAAAAACACATTTCAAAATTCTTCCCCTTTTCATCTATCACCTGCTGAATTTCGTTGAAAAGTTGGGGAGACTTGATAACCACGTTGTCTTCAAAAATGACTGCATATTTAAGACCTTGCTCGAAACACCTTTTATAAAAGTCCATATGCCCAACAAAACAACCAATCGCACCCAAATTAAAAAAGGTTATGTTTGGTCTCTTGACTGTGGGGTCGTAGTGCATCTCTAGGGCCTTTTCAAAATACTCTGGTTCCATGATGTGTTCAAACTCTCGTGCAATTTGAACTTTCGAAGTGTTAGGGCCATAGATGATTTCGAGGGGTGCAGCAGCATCAAAATGTTTCATGAACGTTTCTTGACGAGTTTTGGCGTCTTTGACTGTGAGCATAAAACATTTATACTCATAAGTCTCCTTTGTTTCAAGTCCTTGTTTACGAAAAGACTCCACAAGAATATAGATCACTAGTGAAAGTAGTACGACAAACAAGAACATACCTACTTAAACAATAGAGAATAATTTTAACAAATGGATGCTATCATAGATGGTATTGGACTGGTGAGTTCAATTCTCATTGCCGTCATGTTTGTGCCACAGGTTGTACATGTACATAAAACAAAAGATACAGATGCCATCAATTATACATTCTTACATATCAATATATTGGCGAGTACTTTAGGACTTGTGTATTCAATTCACTTTCATGTAGTACCAATGATTGTTGCCAATACATCCGCTGGTCTATTTTCCGTCTCACTCACAGGTATGAAGTTCGTGAATGGACTTAAAGAAGAGAACCGAGAGATAGATATAGTAGCTGAGGCTCCAGCTCTTATGGTGTAGTTGGTTAACACTGTGGACTTTGAATCCACCACCCCAAGTTCAAGTCTTGGTGGGAGCTTGTTGTTCCTCTCTTAGCTCAGTTGGTAGAGCAATGGACTGTAGTTCCATTTGTCACCTGTTCGATTCAGGTAGAGAGGACATTTTTTCTCCCATAGCTCAGTTGGTAGAGCGTGCGACTGTTAATCGCAAGGTCATCGGTTCGAACCCGGTTGGGAGAGTTAGTTGTTTTTAGATGGTGTTTTCAAATTAAAAGATCTTAAATATATATCGAAAGAACAACTTGAAGCATCGGGGTGGGCAACAAGTATACTGAAAAGAATCAAGAGTAAAAAATAACTTAAAAACACAATTCTTATCAATAGTAATGACAACTATTGCTAATTTATTGATTACACCAGTCGTGTCCCTAAAGAAGCGATTTGGGGGTCGTGTGGCGTCATCTGCTCTAGATACCCCACCACCCCCAGTTGATACGACTAAACAATGGGATTTTGGTAGTTACTGTTGGAAAGTGACAGTTGAGTCCAAAGATAAGGAGAGTGGTAAACCTGACAAAACGTTTATTGGGTACAGTCAAAATATGAATATCGCAGGTAGGACTAAAGGTGCTTGTGATAGACATAAGAAATCAGGAACAGTTTGTGGAGAACCCCAACTGGCTATGAAAGGTGGTGAGTGTGATGAAGTCATTTTCATGAAGAAAACCCCTGATGGTCCACTCATCAGGATTAGTACACCATTTTTTTAATCGTTGTTAGTTATAAGAATGAGTAATTTCATCAAGACAGGGAACCAGGTTGGTAAAGGGATTGCGACATTGAACCTGGCTGTGGCTGTATGTCTTGCGATGTCTCTATCGTCTTGTGGTTCTTTTCTACTTGTAAAAAAACCAAAACATTCCGAAACTGTAGAAGGAACAGTTACAAAGTCCGAGTGTACCGCACTTCCACCTAAAGATGATAAGATTATATACGTGTGTGAAATCGAATATGAATACACTGTGGATGATAAAAAGTATACCAAAAAAACAACTATGGAAAAATATAAAAAATACCTGGATGGTGACAAGGTGAAAATATTCTACGACCCCTCAAACCCTGATAGTACTGAAGTTGACGGACTAGACAAGAAAATGGCTGGATTCGGTCTCATTGGTGTGGGGTTCCTTGTTGTATTAATTGCCACTGTGTGGTATCTCATCGCAACAAAGATAAAGGGGGGTGGGACAGCCTTGACAGCAATGACTGCTTTATCGGCTTTTAGGAGGTGAATTAATTTTCTCTATGTGTATATTCTGATAAATTGTTTATCAAAAAATTATTTACCATATCACCAATAAAATTCATAGGTCTGACAATATCACAAAACAAAATGACTCTATATTTGTTTGTGTTATTTTCAACATAATGTAAATATGAATCGTCTAATAAAATTACTTCACCATCTCTCCAACTATAGGACTTTCCATCTAAATTTATGAAACAGTCATCACTATTTGGTGTTATCAAACCCATATGCAGTCGTATACAACCACTATACGGACCCTTATGTGGAACTATTTTAGCACCTGGTTTCAATACTGATATCATAGCTGTCTGAATATTTGGCATTGACTGGACTATATCTGTAGTCTGAGGGCATAGCTTGGCTCCTATGGGGTCTATTTTCTTGAACCATTTCAGATAAAGTCTTGTCCAATCTGTTTTAGACTTACCCAAACCTGTAAAAAACATGTCATTATTTATGGTTTTGAAGTCTCGATATATACCCTTTACCTCATTTTGAATAGTTTCAAAATGCATTTTGATAAGTATAGCCTCATTCAATATTGTTAAGTCACGATAATAGGGTTGTATTGGAATCTTCGAAGTTGCCATAAATATCTTATTTGCAAAAAATAAGATAAGTAATATGAACCTCATACCTATAAAGATAATAGAATTAAAATTTACGACTTTCTTCATCGGCACCTATATATACCGGGGGTGCTTCAAGTATCTCAAGTTCAAGTGTACCCTGTTGAGTTTGAGATGGTTTTACATACGCTATACGACAATCATTTGCACGAAGGACGGGAGTTCCATTCTGGGTTGGTATGACGACTGGTTTACAGAGAAGTGCAAACATTTATATAGACAAAGAATTAAAGGTACCTCGTTTAACACGTACCCAACCCTGTATACTTATATCACTCTCTTCACACCACGGATAAATTTCATCGTCATCTCCTATGAAATTTAGAGCACGTACACCCGTTTCAATACACTTGTCACATATAGCCTTGTTATCATCAATAATGAGACCTATATCTAGGGCGTGGCATATTTCCGCTTTGTGGATTTCGTTGGATGTATAACTATTTGTAAGTATAACATCGTCGAACATATGTGGGAAATACATATCTATCCATTTTTCAGTTTCTTTTCGGGCCATATCTTGGCGTCCAGTTACGATATACATTTTGTCATATCGCTGTCTAAGGTTAAACATAGCTTTTTGTGCTCCAAAGATTGGTGTAAGTTCTGTGAATGCTTTAGATTGATAAAATTCATGGACCATTTTTTGTGAAGTTGATTCATCTATGTCAAATATTTCGCGATACACATAACTGTATTTGGGTTTGGTGATAGTTCGTTTATGAAATTTAGCCATTGGGATTAAGAATTTTACTAAGACTTCGTCGATATCGATTGCAACCCTGTTCATTTATTTATTACAAACATTATTCATACTCTATAATTACTACACCCACAGGGAAAAGGTGTTCCATTATTTTCTCAACTTTAATTAGATGTCTGGATTACCAGTTGTAAATTATGGCAGAATGGAACGACTTAGACCACCAGAAAGCACACCAGTGCCATTGACTTTAAACACATTTTGTATCGTATTAATAGTTATATTTCTATTGTACCTATACAAACGCTCAGTCGCAATTACTCAAGAGCGTCAACAATTTTATACTTGAGACACTTTTCTGGGGAAAGATATATATCCTTCTTCATCAATTTTTTTAACATTTTCTCAGGGATTTTAGTCTTCTGGAGATACATCTGTTTTAACTTCTTCATAAACTTATCCGTTGATTTCAGCTCATGCTTAAGTTCTTGGAAATTGCCCCACATCTCTGTCGAAATCTGGTGAATGAGAATGTATGCATTCTTACCCATACGTCTTTCAGACCCACCAAGTAGCATAAATGTAGCCGCGCTACAACAAGAACCTTGGGCGATGGTGATAACCTTGACCCTTGAAGTTTCGAGAACATTCATCATGTTCATACCAGCAAAGATACAACCACCTTCACTCATGATATGGACTCGGATGGATGGCTCGTATCCAACGAGTTCAGCTTTCTTTTTAAGAAGTTCAATCTCCAATTTCTTAAATTTATCAACGAAGTCAAGAGTATTTTCACGATCGACATCGGCATAGAAGAGAATTTCATTCCCGATAGTTTTAACGTATTCTTCTTGGACTTCAACTTCTTCTTCCTTCGTACTCATTCTTCAAGGCTTTCTTGATTTTAGTTACGTCTCTTGATTTTAAGCCACTTCCAACAGCCAAGTGGTTGATGACGTCGAAGTCTTGAGGTGTGATTTTATATTCTACAAGTTTACTTAGGTCTCCTTTTTCTGCATACTTCTTTAAAAGACATAATTCTTCTATACCTAACCCCATTCTTGATTTTTTCTTAAGTTCCTCGAATTTCCCTTTTCTCATTTTATAGTTCCCAAGTTTAGTCCAACAACTCCCTGGTCTAATTTTATCCTTATCGAGTGGTTCACCCAGACACTTCTTTGGTATTGTGAGCGCATGTAAGACGAAATAAGGCATGAGGTTCCAATTCCCTGATTTATATATATAATTGTCGTAGTAATCAGCCGTAGAAAAGGAATCACATATAGTCGTAATATCAACCCCTTTGGAATTTATATAATTCTCTTGAAAAACATCCCACATGTGTCCATGTTCATGTATACTATCATAAATTGGTATAGGTTTCGGATCTGATAATACATCAGTTATGAATTCTTTCGGTGTTTGGAAAATATCCATTTCATCATACCCATCAAGATAGGTGAAAAAGTTTCGAATATTACCATTACACCTATACGCTGCATTTTCTGCTTTAGGGTTTTTATCTTCAACGAGTGTGAGTAATACACTAGGTTTATGTTTCGGAATAAAAACAGTTTCAAAATTTGGATACATGCACATGTTTGTACACGTTACTAATAGTGAACCACGACTCAATCGATCACCATCAGAAACCTGTTCTATAATTGGTTTGAAGGTTGGTTCATAGTCTTCAATAAACACATGTTTTGATGAAGGTTTAATAAACGGTAAAAAAAGTGATTTACTTTTGAGATGTTCAGTTCGTAACTCAACATGATTTAAACCTTCTAAAACTTCATTGAGTACATATGATTTACCAACACCAGAACATCCACATATGAATACATTCTTTCTTTCCCGAATGTACCTTCGAATAAGTTCAATTTGTTTGGTGTGAATTGTTGTCACGGTTTTTACTTCAACTTTTTTTTGTGGTATGATTTTAATGAAAGAGTCCATTGATGATATTACTAATCAGGCCATAGATTTAGTGCTAGAAAATGACGCACTACATAAACGTATCGTAGAACCTTTAAAAAGGAAAATTTTACCATACGTTGCATGTGGAATTCTTACCAATGTAAGCATGTTTATTCTGTTGGTGTACCTTGCTCGACGTCTGAGTCTTCTTCCTCTTCCTCTTCCTCTTCCTCTTCCTCTTCCTCTTCCTCTTCCTTGATTTCAACGGTTTTTGATTTGGAAAGGAATTTACCCACACGCTCTAGGGGTGTATTTTTAGTTATAGCTTCTATGGGTTCAATAGTTTTAGGAACTTTCAAAACTGGGATTGAACGCACATTAAGAATCTCTGGTTTTGTAAATACATTATCTAGAGGGTATTCTTGATCAAAGTTTGTCATAATTTTTTTAGGAATTGAGGGAGACTGTTCAAGTAGTCTATCATATTCAGTCTTACATTCTTCTACAAACTTCAAACCATCCTTCTTACGTTCATCCCGTGGTATAGCTAACATTAAACGAATATTTCTAGATAATAGACCATGTGCTAACGCCGCAGTTCTATGATTTTCCATGAGTTCGTTAATTTTTAAGAATTGCATAACTGTCGCGATGAGACCAGCGATAAGATTCAGACCACCTATAATAGATGGTGCAGCTGGTTGAATACTCAGAGGTAATGTAGATTGTGCAAAATTTGCAGTCCCTGTAATAGTTGAAAGAACAATCACAGGTAAAGTGAACTTCATACTCAAATCTTTATAGAGTAAAAACCCACGATGGTGCATAAACCTGTAGCAGGCACAGGTCTCACCCCACTGTCTTAATATAATTTCGTGCTGGTCGTTCCATATAATTTTATCTTTTACCATTATATATAGTAAATGAATATAATTTTTGCATTACATACTATTTTTATACTCATGATTTTGATTGTACCTTTTACAAATAATCGTAGAAATCTCGAGTTTTACTCGATGGTTATACCATTCATCTTCTACCATTGGTCCGTGAATGATGACACATGTGCATTGACCCAAGCGGAGGTTGCATTGACGGGTAAGTCTAAAGATGAAACCTTCATGGGGCGCCTGGTTGGTCCTATTTACAAAATGGAGGAGAATGATGTAAATAAAATGACAAAGACTATGTTTTTTGCTCTTTGGGCATTTACACAGTACAGGTTGGGGGTTTTTGATACATTCTTCGATGAAATACAAGAAACCCTTAAACGTAAAACAAAGTAATCTTATTTCCTCCTCGTAAGTTCATGAACCTGTTTCATAAATTCACGATTTCGACGAATCTTTGGGTCCGCTGCAATAAGACGAAGAAGAGCAGCAGTGGGTATAGTTGGTTTATTCCCTGTAGGTTTGTTAGTCTTTTTTAATTTCGACTTTGCATTCTGAAGTTGCTTTACTGTTGGCATATACTATAGGTTACCAATATATTTGAACTTGTCAAAAGAGTGTACACAAGACCTAAAATTGTCGTACACAATCATACATAACGCATCAGCTATATCGTGTTTTCTCTCATAAGGAATTTCACCTTCTATGTATTTTTCTGCTATGGCTACTGTTCTTTCCTTACGTTCTTCATAATTTAAATGTCGCATCCCAAAATGCACATGCATGCTCACAGGTGAAACTAATAAAACCTTCTCTTTGAACATGTAATGTAATAAAATCTCGATATTTTGAAAGCCACCAGGTGGTTGTCTTTCTATAAGTATTTTGTCAGCTGAATCGAAAATACTTTGGTGATCTTCTACAAATAAAGGAATAGTGTCTACAAAATCATTTGACTTTATATATTTATAATCTTCCAAACTTACCTTCTTTAGGAATTCTACCGTAATTTTTGGTCCTGATAAAGACTCGGCTAAAACGATACCCATATTATGAAACCCAATGTCTATCGCCAACACCTTCATGTCTTTATGTGAAAGATTTTCCTTAACTATAGTATATGAAGAACAAACAAAAAACTCAATTGTTACTACTGACCGTTGTCGTACTTATCGCGGCTGTAGGCTACATGTTCTACAACCCCCAAGTTGTCGAGGTCCCAGTAGAAGTGGCTGTTCCAGTACCAGTGCGTCCAGTGCCCACTCGCCGTGCACAGGTGCGGGAACCCGAATTTAGAGGACCCCCTATCAAGCAGTACAAACCCGGACACATGCAGCAGATGGGTCTCATCACGAATGGTGAGGAAACCCTCCCTCTTTACGGTAAAGAGGTCCGTGGTCGTCGGG